CGCGGAAGGTGGCGGGCTTCAAGTCCTGGGCCAGCAGGGCATCTATCAAGGAAGGGCGAGCCGCCACGGCGGCCTGGAACACCGGGTCGGGCAGGCCGGGCAGCAGGGAATCAATGGCGGCCAGCACGCTGGCCAGCGCCGCGTCCCGGTCGGCCTCGGCCCGGTAATCGGCCAGCGCCACCTGGGCGGCGGCGGTCACTAGGAGGCGGCTGCGCAGGGCAGATTCCCGCAGCAGGTTGCGCCGCACCGCGCCATCGGTAGCCGCCACGCCGGAAAGCGTGACAGTGTTTTTTGCCGTGGCCACGCTGGCCAAGCGAGATACCACGCGAGGCCGCGCCGTATCGGAAAACCCGGAACTCTCCGCGCCCCCTCCCAAAGCATCCATCAGCCCGCCGAGCGCCGCCGCATAAGCTCCAGGCAAAGCCATCAAAGCCGCCAGATCGCCCTTGATGCCCGCGATCAGCCCCATCACCTGGTGCGCCCAGGTCAAAGGCAGGCTGGCCTTCGCGATCACATCGCGCAAGCCGTCCAGCTGCTGGTGAACGGCGGCGATGAAAGCCGTCATCCCGTCCGCGCTCATCGGCTCCAGGCCGAAATCCTTCCCCACCACATAAGCCAGCTTGCGGGTGCGGTCGATAGCCACATCCACCTTGTCCGTCGCCAGCAGATAAAAATCCCCGCCACCCTGCACAAACTCGATGCCGACCGTGCAAAACCCGCCCTTATCGTTGCTCTCGTGCAGCGACCAGGAATGCGCCCGTACCCACAATTCGCCCAGCCAGGGGTGCCGCAGCCAGTCCGGGCCGGGCGTATTCAACTTTTCCAGGAAGCCGTTGCGCTCCCGGTCGTAATCCGGGCCGATGAAATAGGCATTCAGCTTCCAGTCCCAAGCCTTGCCGCCCAAGTCTTCCACCAGCGGCTCTTCCGCGCCGGGGTACTCATGCACCACCAGGCGGCGACCGCCTTTGGCATCGTGGCTATCGGTCAGGAACTCGAAGCCACGGAACGAGGCGGTGGCCATGCGATCAGTCCAGGTCATCAGGGCGCTCCCGTCATGAAATTGCCGGTATTCATTTGGGCATTGACGCCGAAGGCATCCAGCTTCGTGCTCCTCACGCTCACCCGGTCATCGCTCACCGACACATGCAGGCTGGCATCCAGTTTGGGCTGCGCGGCGGGCGGCTTCAGGTTCTCCACCAGCGGGCTGTCCGGGTGCAGCTTGTCGTAAATCCAGGTGCCCAGGGTCTGGTTCTTGTCGCCGGTGCCGTACTGGATTCCCTTGTCGATACCCCAGTTCAGGACGGAACCGGCACCATAACCCACGGCGCCCGCCAAGCCCACGCCGCCGGCAAAGCGCGAGCCCGCCGCGAGCAACGAGCCGCCCGACCAGAGCGATCCCTTGAACAGATTGGCCGCCTTGGTGATCGCACTGCCCACCGGCAGTTTGCCGCCCGTCGTCAAGGCGGCCAATCCCGCCACGCCGGCCAGCGAAAGCAGCGGCGGCACCGTTCCCACCACCGCCGCCGTCATGACCGGGAATTCCTGCGCAAAGGCGCTGAACCCGTCGGAGACCAGCCCGATGGCGGGCGTCAGGGCATTCATCGCGCTCGTCTGGGAATTAAGAGCCTCCTGCGCTGCCTGTTCGGCCTTGTAGCCAGCCCGGCTGGACATCACCTCATGCGCGGTGTCGATCTCGCCGCCCGAGCGCACATCGTTGGCCTGCACCTTGCCCAGCACCTGCTGCATGTACTCCCGGTTGTTCATCATGCCCAGCAGCGCCATCATGGCCTGCCGGTCCTGGATCAGCTTGCCGATCCCCGCGCCTTGGGCGATGGTCGCCATGCTCTCCAGGGCGGCCTTCTTGTCATCGTCGGTCTTGGCCGATTTAAGCTGCTTTTGCAGCGCCTGATAGTCGGCGCGCTTCGACACGGTCTTATCGACCAGCGCCCCGAAGGCATCCACCGAATCCACGCCCCTGGCCCGCTGATCCTGCAAATACTTGGGCAGGTTGATGCCGAGCTTCTTGGCATCGTTGGCCGTGTCGCTGGAATTGATCTTGGCCAGCAGGTTGACTACGTTGTTACCGGCCTCGTCTTTGTCGCCCGCCGTGATCATCGCCGCCTGGTTCAGCGCCGCCAGCTTGGCGAAACCGGCGCGGCCCGACATGCCGGACATGCTGGCCGCCGCCATTTGCTGGGGCAGCCACTTGGCCATGTTTTTCAGCTCGAAGCCCCCCGCCTGCCCGGCGGCCATCGCCATGTTCATCACGTTAGGCAAATCCTGAGCGTCGATCTTGAAGCCACGCATCGCGGTGACACCGATCTTCGCAAGTTGGCTGGCATCTGCCCCGGAAGCCTTCGACGCCTTCATCAGCGCGGGCAACATCGACATCGCATCGCCCGTGCCCACCGCGCCCGAGGCGATCAGGGTATCCAGCGCGTCGGCCGCCTGTTCGCGGGTGCCTCCGCCCGTGCGCCACGCCTTGGTGATGGCCCCCTCCAGCTCACCCATCCCGGCAATCCGCCCCTTGGCGTCGCGTTCGCCAAAGGCCGTATTCGCCATGCCCGCCAGGCGCTCGTCAAAGCTCATCGCCTTCTTGACCGGCTCTTTCAGGGCATAGAGCGCCGCCGCGCCGCCCGCCGCCACGATGCCGCCCAGGCGCAGCCCCTTGCCCAGGCGTTCCTGCTTCTGCTGCTCGACGGTGAGCTTGCCCATTTCATTGGTCAGCGCCGTCACCTTCTGCTTCATCGCGTCGAAGGCCCGCCCCTGCTGCTGCGCCGAGAGCACGCCCGAACTCACCAGCTTCTGATAAGCCGCCTCGGTCTTCTTGATTTCCTTCTGGATATCCACCTCGGCGCGGATGCCCAAGGTGCGCCGCGCCTCGATGTTGGCCGCGTACTTGCCGATGGCCGTATTGCCCACCGTCGATTGCAGTTTTTCGATTTCCTTGCGCGCCAGCGCCACCTTCTGGCGCATCTTCACGGCGGCGTCCGCCAGTTCGCCCTGCGAGCGCTTGCGCGACTCGGAAAGCGCCTTGAAGCTGCGCTCCGTCTCGCGGATCTGGCGCTCGATCTCGCGCGTCGCCTGGGTAACGGTATTCGCCCCCTTGAGGTTCAGGCTGATGCCGAACTTGATGTCGCCGCCCATAAAAAAAGCTCCAGTGGAATTTCACTGGAGCTTACGCGGGCGCGCGGGGTGGGGTCAGGCGGGAAACGCTTCCCGCCCGAGGAGCTGAGTTATGCCGAAGTGACGGAACCGCCCCCGGAATCGCGCAACTCCTTCAGCGTATCGTCCACCAGGCAGTAAATTCCCCACATCACGCGGTGCAGGTCGGTCAGCGTCATCTCGATGCTGCCGTGCTTGTTATGCACGGCGGCCTGACCCGCCAGTTGCGACAGCGCCATCAGCAAGCCCTCGGCCTGCGTCAGCTTGTCCAGGCCGGTCTCGGAGAGGCGGTAGGGGAAGTTACAGTCGAATACGGTCGGCGTGGCGTTCATTGGGCACCTCCCTGGCTGCGCACAATGGCGCTCACCACATCGGTCGGCGCCGGCATTTTCTTCACCCGCCCGCCGGGCATGACCGCGTAGCGGCCTTCCAGCACATACCACACCGCCGTCTGGCCAAAGCCGGTGGAGCGCACGATATCGGTCAGCGTCGCCCCCTGCTCGCGCAGCGCCAGGATCAGCGGCAGGTCTTTCTCGAAAATCGGCGGGCGGCGCAGCCGGGGCCGTTGCGCGTTCAGGATGGCGGGCAGGGTCTCGATCAGCTTTTCCACCACCCCGCACAGGCGGTCGACGCGCTGGAGCATTTGCGTCTGCGCCTGCGCCATGGCTTGCACTACCGCCACCAGCGCCGCGTCGGCGGGGTTTTGCGCCACGGGCAACGCCGTCGGAGCGTCCAGCACCTTTGCCGCCCACGCGCGGAAATCCTTGGCGCGGGCGGTGTTGGCGAAAAACCCCAGCTTGATGCAGCCGGTGGTGGAGAAGATGCGGGAATTTTGTTCAGTTTTCTGAGCCGTCATCAATTTGATGACGGCTGTATCCGCCTCGGTAAATTCGTCCTCGTGGCGCTTGAACAGGTTGTTGACGCCCTGGCGGGCATTGGCCTCGTTGTAGCCCAGACAGCGGCCGGCTTCCTCGGCGGTCAGCCATTTCTTGCCGGCATGGTCGATGATGGTGACGGGGGTACCGAAGAATTCGGCGGGATGTGATTGAGTCATGATGATACTCCTGTGATTATTGTTGAGTTGACCGCCCCTGATGGGGCGGCCGGGCACTTCAACACCGCTCACAGACACGGCTCGCAGCTTTTCCCCCTCGCGGGGGTGTTGTATCACTGCGCACTACCCGGCCATAAAAACTATGGACGTAAAAAATCCGCGAAGTCTGACGGGCGCGGAAGCCGCTGCGAAGGTGTGTTGAGCACCGTGAGACGCACTCTGTCACAGCGCGCCACCGGGTGTCAATCTTTTTTTCGCTCCGGCAAAAACAGCGCCATGCGGGTCAGCCCCGCCAGCCCGGCCAGGTCGGCGGCGGCGTTCGCCTGCTTGAGGCAGGCTTCCACCTGGCGCTCCAGGGTGTCGATCTCGTCCAGCATGGCGCGCATCCTGGCGGTGTCCGACGGGCTTTCCGGGTGGGTGCGGGCGTGCTCGGCGTGCCAGGCCACATTGCCCAGCAAGATCGCGTGGCGCGTCGCCGCCGCACGGCCTTGGCGGGTGTATTGGTGGTAGCGGCCTTCGGCCTCGAAGTCCTGCATGGTCAGCCCTCCGCTTCAAAGGCGATAACGCCCTGGCCGGTGATGCGGTACTGGTGGCCGTCGCGCGTGACGTGGCCGGTCTCGGCCAGCACGGCCAGCGCGAAATCGCACTCGCCCAGGGCGTCGCGGAACTCGCGCCCATAGACGCAGCCGGTTTCCGGCTCTTTCAGGCGGGCGGCGTAAAGCAGGTGCAGCACCTTGCGGCGCAGGGTTTTCTGGGGGTGTTCCATCGGGCCTCCGGGCGGGTTGTCTGGGGTGCCTGCTGGCGCTCTGGGCGCTCGTTACGCAGGCATGGGCGCAGTGTGCTCGAATCGCGCCCGGTGCGGCAGGGGTGAACTATTTCCCGCTTACGGGTTGCGGTTTGTCTTGTAGCCTCTATTTGTTGTTGCTACAATTAAACTCATGGAAATCACCTGCGACCCCGCCAAAGATGCCGCCAACTTCGCCAAGCACGGCGTCTCGCTGGCGCTGGCCGCCGGGCTGGAATGGGACACCCTGCGGGCCGAGGCCGATGTCCGCCGCCATTACGGCGAAACGCGCTTCATCGGCTATGCCGTGCTCGAAGGGCGTTTGTACTGCGTGGTTTTCACGGATCGCGGCGAGCAGCGCCGCATTATCAGCCTGCGCAAGGCCAACCCCAGAGAGGTCAAACGCTATGCAACAAACGATTAAAACCCGCTCCGGGCGGGTGCTCATCCTGCCCACCCCGGAAGAAGAAGCGGCCATCAACGCCGGGATCGCCGCCGACCCGGACACCTACGAGCTGACGGACGAAGAGTTCGCCCGCCTCAAACCCATGCCCGCGCGCGGCAGGCCGCCCGCCGAACACCCCAAGGTGCATACCGGCCTGCGGCTGGACGCCGAGGTGCTGGACGCCTTCAAGGCCGGGGGCCGGGGCTGGCAGACGCGCATCAACGAAGCGCTGAAAGACTGGCTCAAGACTCACCATGCCGCCTGAAGCGGTTGCGCGTCTCGGCCTCGGCGATGGCCAGGGCAATGTTGCCCACGCGGGTCAGCCGGTAGCAGCCGTCCGCATAGGCCGCCGCGCCGCTCTCGCGTAGGGCGCTCAAGGCTTCTTCCAGCGCCAGCCGCTCCGCCACCACCGCGCCGGGGCGCGCCGTCCCGGCAGGCAGCGCCGCCAGGGGGCACAGCGCCCCGACAAAAACCCGCTCCGGCACAAAGCCTGCGAGCGGGTTTTGTTTTCTAGCCTGGCCCAAGGTGCGCAGGATCGCCAGGGTCAGCGGATCAGCCACCCCGCGCCCTCTGTAATGCCTCGCGGAGATGTTCGTCGATCAGATCTTCGACCGCCCTGCGGTCATCGGGCGGAAGTCCCGCCAGCGGCCTGGCCGGCAGGCCGGGGTGGCGGGCGGTGCGGCGGGTGCCGAAGTGATGGAAGACACCCTTCCGGTCATTCGTCCCCAGCCGCACCGTGTCCCCTTCCACCTGGTAGTGAAAGCGCAGCAGGTCGCCGTGCTCGTACAGCATCTTCGGCTTGCGTTTGTGCTTGAGGGTGGCGGGGGAGAGTTCCTTCCACTTCGTGCCGTCCGGCGCCAAATCCTTGGCGTGTCGCTTTTCGGTAATCGGCAGCAGGGATTCGCCAATGCTGCGCAGCACTTCCTCGGACTGCACCGCTTGGCGCACCGCGCGCAGGGAGTTGGTCAGGTGCAACGCGTTAAAATCAAACTCGAAGTGCATGTGTATCGCCTTAATCGAACTGCTTGCCGGCCATGGTCGCCGCCAGCCTGGCAAAGATGAACAGCTTGGTGAGCGGCATCGCCTCGATCACCGGCAGCGGCTGGTGCATCACGTGCATCAGCAGCCCTACGGCGGTCAGGATGCGCACTACTTTTTTTGCGCCGCTTCCTCGCCTTCCTCGTCCCCGGCCTCATCGGCCTGGATCAGTTCGTCGGCGATCTTTTCGGCAGCCCGGTAATCGGCGCCGCGCAGCTGCTTGATGAGGCTTTCGTCGGTGCCGGTCAGGTTGGCGATCAGCGCGATCCGCTGCGCCACGCCGCCGCGCTGGTCGAATGCCAGGTAATCCCCGGCGGTGGTGTAGTCGCGGAAAGTCAGGGAATCGACCGTCTTCTTGCCGAAGTTCAGCGGGTGCTTGAGTTGGAGCTTGGCCATGGTGTCCTCTTAGGAAATCTGTTCGGACGTGTTGGCCATGATGGTCAACTTGCTCTCGCCGTCGCCCACCGGGATCGGTTCGGTCACGAACGCCTGGCTCATCAGATGCACGTGGCCATCGGCCAAGCGCACCGTCACGTCTTCATTCTTGATGGCGTTCAGCGCCAGAACGTCTACCCCGCCCAGCAGGTTGATGGAGAGCTCCAGCTTGGCCGGGACGCCGGTTTCGGTAAAGCCGCCGTCTTCCGCCAGGCGGCCCCCCTTGTGCTCGCGCTTGACCCCGCTGGGGGTAAAGGCGCCGGGCTTTTCAGCCAGCGGCAGCTTGCCGATGGAGGGCACCGACACGGTGCGGATGTTGTTGATTTGTGCCATGTTCAATCCTTTTTCAAAGAGGTGTTAAAGAGGCTCACCCCATCCCCATCCTAACCTTCCCCTTGAAGGGGAAGGGACGAACGTGAAGGGCGC